ATTCTTTCCGCTTCAGTCATATGACCATCTTTAATCAATTTGTCTTCAATTTCTCTAATTTCCATACGCTCTTTCATGTTTTGAGGAGCGACAAGGAATGGCATCAATACATTTTTAATAATATCTTCAGGTAATAGAAGATACTCATCTAGTAATAGAATATTGGCGCGAAAACCACGAATCTTTTCTCCATTGAGAGGGATGGCTGTAATAGAACCTCCATTAATTTGCCATTCATATTGATCGTTTCGTTTAGCTTTCACGCCGAAAGCTTGTTGAAGAAGTTCGCCGCCTTTTGAATCGACAATCTTCTCTAAATAATTAAAAATAAAACGCGCAGTTCTAAATGTAGGACCAGCAATTAGAATTTTTGTATTTGGTTCAAATACGCATTGTAAAAAACAGAATACACCACCAAGGAATGTCTTACCACAACCACGACCAAGAACATTCATGCAGAAATTACGATTCATCATTCCTTTGAGAATCATTTCTTGATATGGAGCAAGTTTTATTCCTGAAAGTAATTCAGTCGTAAATCCTACGTTATTTCTTAGAAACTTGGCGAGAGTAATACGAGCTTCTTTATCATCAAGTTCTCCTTTAAGAAGCTTATACTCTTCATTTAAATCAGGAAAATCTGATTTATATTTATCTGGGCAGTAAATCATAACTTCTGTATATCATATAATAGCTGAAGATCGTAATTTAATGATATATCTTTATTGATGAATATCTTTTCTATTACTCTTACGCATTCTTCTCTACCATCTACAAATAAAAACTGCACGTTCTTATATGTAGTCATTAATGTTCTGACTTTATGAAATATAAAATCAGGATTGACTTTTGTATTTCTAGCTATATATGGAAGATAATTAAATCTCAGACACGTTGCCAAATCATTCTCAACCACCACAACAATAGAACTATTATTCTCGGCGGCTCTTTCTATCTCCCGGCAAAATCTATCGTATCCTGCGGCCAAAGTTCCAATAAAATCTTTAAGCGACTTTCTTTCGATAAATGTATTTCCAGAAACTTCTAAATTCTCGAAACAATAATCTCCAAAGTCTAATTTCTTTACTTGAGTTAATCTAGAAAACTCCAAAGGCTTTTGCTCTCTTGTATCTACATATATACAATAATCGTCAACTACAGAATCAATTAAAACTAGATCTTTTGGATTTAAAAACTTCTTTTCAAAGCCGTTATTATCGCAGTAATCATAATAATCGCCAATAACAGTTTCTAAAAAGTTAATGCTAGGAATTCCAGAAGACTTTAATTCTACTTGAGAGAATGGATATATAGACTTTTTCTTTTCTTGACGTTTTTGCAACAAGCCTTTGCAATAATCTCCAACTATTTTAGGATCAGAAGACTTCGCCCATTTCTTAAAGTTTATTTTTGAATTAAAATCAGACTCGAAATACTGATCTTTATTCTTAAATTCAATAAGTTCACCAGTCAGCAAATCCTTGCGAGGATAATAATGCTGATAATAATCTGATACTGAAATTTTATGAGATTTTAAATGAGCATGTAAACTTTTATCATTATCAAAATCTTTATTACAGAACTTACAATTAACCATTCAATATCTCCTGTTTAGAAATACCTAATATGCGGCATTTTAATTCATCCATGCCTTCTAGCTTCGTAATTTCTTCGTCCAAAGTTCTCTTTCTCATTTCAGCGAGTTTGAGCATCTTCATTCTTGATTCTTCTTCTTTCCAAGCTTGAATAAGATTAACAATACTAGCGTTTTGCTTTATCTGACTGCCTAATCTATCGGCGCGTTTAGTTTTTAGGTCATTAACAAGTTTCTGCTGACGACTAACGCATTGATTATATTCTTGCTGCGCTGTATTTATAGACTCAACAAGACCCATTGAAATTCTAGCGTCATTATCTGCGGCTCCTTCCAATAATCTCTGCAACTTTTCTACTCTTCTCTGAATACTAGAAGCAATAACAACTTCTGAAGACAATATGATATATTGATCTACTTCTTCTTCTGTAAGATCATTCTTGTCGTATGTATAACGAACGAAAGAGCTTTCAAAAAGATCTCTATCAACATTACTGTCATAAGAATTAATTTGATGTACGAATCTATAAGTATTGATATACTTTAATAAACATTCTAGATCTTTCTTGTGTCTAGAGTTTAGAGTTTCGCGCTTTAAATTCAAGTCATATACATATCTGTTGACTTTATTAATCGCTTTATCTAAAGAACGAGGAGAAACATAATCTTCTTGAGCTATTTCTTCTTGCTCTTTATAAATCTCTTCAGGAAGAATGTTTTCAGAAATAAATTTGGCGACAATTCTAGTTTCATTGTTCAAATTAGACAATGTAGGATTATCAAATATGATTCGCGTTATTTCTAACGCCTTCATTGTTTTGGCATTATTTAAAATGAACTGTTTGTTTTCGTCGCTTAAATCGGGCGCTTTTTTTGATTTATATTCATGAGTACCTCTAGCTTTTAAACTTCTTTTTGCTAGAAATGCTTGAACATATTTACCTTCTTTACAACGACCATCTAAATCTGGCTGATTTGGATATGCTAATCTTATTAACTCTATCAGTGAAGGAGGATCATCGGGGCGATTATTCCATTCGTTAACGATAATGTTCTGTTGTTCTTCATTTAACATATTAATAAACGTCTATTCCGCCGTTATGGATATTTATCTTTATCTTTTTGATAATAGCTTTTTGCATGTTCTTTATCTGCTTATATCCAGGATTTCTATTTTCTTCTGTACTCTTATAACCCATCTTTTTAGCCGCTTGCTTTTCTGTCATTTTCTTTATATACAACATTTCATATAACTTCCATTCTAACGGCTTCAAAAACTTCTTCATCTTCTCATCTAAATCCAACTTAAACTTATCTATATCAATAGAATCATGATAACTTGTATCAACGCAATTTTCCAAAGACTCAAAAGAGACTGGCATATTTAAATTATATGCATGCTTCTTATTTTTCTCCCATTCTTTGTATAATGGACAATTTGAACACTGTTTTCCGAACTTCTTGCATCCTTCATCTGGTTCAGCTTCTGGACATTGGGCGCAAGGTTTAATAAAATTCAGATAATTATTGCGGATTAAATTCTTTATCTGATTTGAGATTATTCTGTTTACCCAAGGAGCTAATGGTTTCTTTGGGTTATAAAGATGCCACTTTTTATATATATGAATGCGAATGATCTGGGAAACGTCATCAAAATCTATCCAAGTTAGACTGGATAGATTCCATTTATTCCTTCTTTTACTTATTTCGTTGTCGATTATACTTATCGACTCTTCGAAAGAAGGTGATGACTTTTTCTTTTTCATTATTGATTTTTAATCGATCCTGCTTCTCTTCTGAAGTCATCCATAGAATATCCGCCGCCTTCATTACTTCTTTGAAATACCTCGCCGCCTGTTGAAGAACCAATCACATTTTCAATTTTTACTTTTCGCTCATAGTCTTTTTCAATTTCCACATCTAACTTAGAAGCACTAAATGCCAAATCTGTGTCAATTGGTGCGCCATCATCATCTTCATCCATGTCATCTTCTACAACTGGGGCGCGATATTGTGGGCGCGTGACTTTTGGCGCTGGCTTATTTTGCACAGTTGAAGCCGCCGCAGATTTTGTCCCAAAAGGATTTCCGCAGTTAAAGCAGAAATTGGGCTTATTAGCTGATTCGTGTGGCGATCCACATTTTTGGCAGTATATCTTCATAATATATTATATTACATTTATTTCGAAGATTTTAGTTTATTAACGATAAACTTCACTATTTTTGATCGAACAATGTCTTCTTCATCAAATGTGAATGTATATATTCCCATAGCTTTACTATCTTCATCAGAGAATAAATTAAATAAATCTTCAAAGCCGCCAGCTTTATTTGGCGGCAAATCTGTTTGCATAGGATCAGCAAGAACGAAACAGCGGCTAAATTCACCTAGACGAGTAAGAACTGTGACTATTTCTTTTTTTGTGCTGTTTTGACATTCGTCGAGGATAATAGACTTTGCCGCCCAACTCATACCGCGAGAATAATTAATTGGATACATTGAAATGCGCTCTTCTTTTTCCAACTTGTCAACTTCGGCGCGAGGTAATAGTTCATCCAACTTCTCTAGAAACGGTAGGTTGTAGAACTGAAGCTTCTCACTTGCATCTCCCGGCAAGAAACCAATCTTACTATCACTACTTTCTACAGCAGAACGAATATATATAATATCAGAGACTTTTTTCTCATTTAGTAACAATAATGAAACATAAGTAGCAATAATGCTCTTTGAAGTACCAGCGGGGCCATTAACAAATATAATGCGAGTATCTTTATTTGTAGCTAAATCTATAAATGCTTTTTGTTTATCAGTCCATTTTAAAGCTCTAACACTTAAAGAGTCCTTGATTTTTTCTCTTTGAGATACTTTTGGAGACTCGTCTTTTTTCTTTTGTTTCATTTTATGTTATTGTAGTATTATAACGAATAAATAGATATATATTAAAATTACTATATGTAATAGGCGGTTTCTCAGAAAATACCGTCCCGTATTTTTCACCCATCAAAGAATATAGAAAATACCACTTTCTTTATTTTTTCAAAAATAGGGGGGGTATATACATATATTTAATTATAAACATAGATATAAGGATAATTATTTTATTCAGAGAGAATATAAGCATAAATGAATAATATGATTTAAGATGGGGAGAATATAGTATATACAAAAGAGATTATTGAAGATGGGGAGAATGAAGTTAATCCCCTCCCCCCCGCCAACCAAAAGGCAAGTCCAAAATTTTTTGAAAAATGGGGGGGTTGGCACGGTTTGTGCTGGGTGCAATATGCATGCCAAGCTGCGATGTCCAGGCTAGAAAGAAATCTGAAAAAAAAAGTGAAAAAAAGTATCTGAAAGAGTTGACGACTGCCGAGTTTTCCACCATAGTCTGTCCATGCAAAACAACGTTGAGATCATCAAGGTAAACAAGTTCAGCAGCGTGGCCCTCGTCACGGTGAAGTATCGCAAGGCGGACGGCACGGTGGACTTCGCGAGCGGCAAGACTGAGGCCGAGGCAATGGCGAACATCGGCAAGGTGGTTGAGGTGAAGTCTTACGACTTCGCACCGCTTGCAAAGCGTAGCACCAGCGGAAGTTACTTCCGCAACAACAACGGGATGATGGTTGAGGTCTGAAAAAAGTCTGAAAAAAAAGTAGACAGGAAAGAGTTTCTACCCTAACTTAACAACATGACGAACGACTTCGCCAACATCAGCGCCGAGAGCAACCTGAGCGACATGATCGCGCTCCGCATCGAAGACTTCACGGGACCGATCCCTGAGTCTTGGGGCGGCGAGCCAATGGAACTCACCGAGGCTGAGAAGGCCGAGGCGAACATCTGGTTTGACGAACGCCGTGACTCTTGGATGAATGAGCTTGTCGGCACTATCTAACAACAACAACCGCAACACTAACATGGAAAACAATAACAATATCCTCACTGAAGTTGAACAGACACAAGTTCGTCTTGCTTTGTCAGAGTCTATCAAAAGGTTGGAAGATATGATAAACAAATCTAAACAACATAATCTTCCTTTGATAGGTTTAGAACAACAATTGATTGACGCAAACAACGCGCTAAACAAATTACGTTATGCGTTTAGTGTGACACTATCGTAATACAATAAGCGCGGTTGTAGTAGTACAACCCTATCACCTTATAGTAGTATAACGTATAGAGTTACGCGTGGGGGGGAAGGGGGG